GTTAAAACTGGCAGCCTGTCCAAACTTTGCACCTGTAGCCGAGTAAGTTACACCAGTATCGCTTGTACCATCATAGTTAGTTGTGGTATCATCATCATTCCCATCAAGCTGATATAAAGCTACATTACTACTGTAAACAGCATCTGCACCAAATGCTTGTACCGAATCAGTACTACAAGCCGCTGCAGCCGCACCTGTATTTATTAGTCTTTTGCCTAAAGCCATATTTATTCTATTTCGTCAGATGGGAAAAATTGTACTTTGTATTGCAATGCAGTCTTGTAAGACTTCTTAGCATTTACTTCAGCTTCTAACCTATCGGCTTCTGTTAAAATACCTGCTCTCTCTGTTGCAACATCCGTATCAATATCAATGTCCCTTTCTGCTTTTCTTATAACTTGCCAGTCTGTAGGTTCTAATAGTTTACCTGCCTTAGACTTAATCTCTGCAATCTTACCTGCTTTAATGTCGGCTATCTTATACCTTTTTTCTGTTTCGCCTGTTGGTTCTCCATCTTCTCCGATAATATCTACCTCTTGGCTAAAGTCAATATCAGTAACGTCATAGGTCACTATCTTCTTATCTTCGTCAAAGTATAGACCACCTTTAGTTTGTATCTGTGGGTCAAAGCTTGGCTTTACAACATCGTAAATACCTATCTCTTGTAGTTCCTCTTTTGATAGGTTGTTTGCACCTCCTAAAATGTGTTTTGTAGGGGTTTTAAGTGAGTTAGGTAAACTCTTGTATATGTTTACTATTCTACCGTTTTGTACTGATGCTTTCATAATTATATACTTTGTGAGATTGATAGGAAAAATGTGTTAGCACCAGTACAAACAACTTGAATGAAGTTTACTGCACCTGACGTATTGCTATACTCTCCAGCAACAGTTGTAGCTGTCAATCCGCTATTAAGTGTCAATCCAGACGTTCCTCCTGAATCCGTAATAATAATGTCTTTCACATCGCCTATTGAGGCGTTTGTGAAATTCAGTTCAATCGGAATACTTGAAGTTATTGTAAATACTGCTGCGGTGTCAAAGTCTAAACTTAATGTAGATGCAGGCGAAATAGGTGAAGAGCCTCTAAGGCTATCCCCTGTGCTGCTATTACCGTAAATGTCAGCAGTCATACTGTTAACCTTCTCAAATGCTGCTCTGAGCGTATCCCCATTCCCATCATCGGGTTCTGCTCCTACTCCTATTGGTTCTCGTGCCATAATTCTATTTTGTTATATTAATGTTTGATCTGCTGTTATTAGTATTGTGTCTACTTTATATGCTGTACTATCTACTGACAACTCAAGTATATCTGATATCCAACAAGTAGGAGCTGAAGGTACATAGACAGCATCTGTTGTGTCATCTACATCTCCCCACCAGGAAAAACAATATATCCTACCCCAATTTATCCCGTTAGCCATATTACTTCTTTATTCTTTTTAGATAGTTAGTCAATTTTATTATGTTAGCCACTTTAGGCTTATATGTTTTAATTATATTACCCATCCGCCATATGTTGGGTCCTTATCCGGGTACATACCCGTATCTTGCGCTCCGGTATACTCCGGATAATCCTGGCTCTTCTCATCTATGAAATCAAAAAACCGATTCACATAGAAGTCAGCAAAGTCTTTTGCCCTTGCTGTTAAAGAATCCAGCTCACTCTTTGTAAGAGTATCACTAGATTCGGTAGTGTGTTTAAATATACCTCCGTTGCTGATTTGATAAGCAGCAAAAGGAATATAGCTATATTGACTATACCATATAAGCATAGGTTTAATATGACTATTCAGTAACGTCTTGTATGCAGCATTGGCGGAATCGTCAAGAGTTCCGCCAGTGATCAAACTTTGTATCTTCTCGTATAACTTAGTACCCAAAAAGTTCTGTATGTGTATATCCTGGGCCACCTCAACAAATTGAATTAGCTTATCTGTGTCTAAAGCTCCGTCTATGATAGACTTCCGCTTTAACTCCGTCATTGTTATAAATAATGCCTTACTCATCTTCTTCGGTAGGTTTTTCCTCAACAACAGCCTCAGAAACGCTCTCAGAAGCCTCCTGCTGGACGATCTCCTCTTCTTGGACATCTTCTACCGCAGAAAGCTTTTCTCCCGTCTCCTCTTCTCTCTTGATCTTAGTCTCTATGTTGTCTAGTTCTGTAAATTCTATTGGTTGTAGGGTAACAAAGTATAAATCCAATGAAATGTCGTTATATAACAACAATTCCTTGAATGCATCTAGCAACATCTGCTGAAATGGTCTAATTACCATATTATCCATCAAAATGGATGCTGTTCTAAGCTCTTCAGCATTATTTCCGAACCCAGTGTTGTCTTTTATCCCTAAAAGGATAGGAGACACCACTCCGTGGCCTATCATTATCTTCTCTCGGCTTTCTTTGGCTAAAAACTCATATTGAGCGTGTGCATCAGGCAGATTTATAGGGTCTATGTTAGATTGGTTCTCTGAACCATCATTAAAAGCCAAAATAAACCGTCCTGCGTTGCTAGTACCACTAAATTTATCGTAAATCTTACGTTCAATCAACTCCTGGACCTCCTCGTTAGGTATTCCGTTATTGAAATTGATCAACATACTTGGCTGAAGGCCATTTTGTATGTTTGACAAGTGATAATTACTCACTTCTTCCTCTAAGGTAGCATATTGAAGACATCCTTGGTAGTCTACGGGTGAATAATAGTAAAAACCAGCCTTGTAAGGCTTAATGACATATAATTCAATACGCTGAGACCTCGTACCGTTGCGATAAGTAGGTATCTTCTTAGGTTTGTCACTAGGTTTAATGTTCTTCCAGTCACTATGGTAATAATACGCTTTAATTTTGCCGTCTTCTGCCCTTTCAGCACGCAATGTTTCCATTGGGAAGTGATACAGTCCGGCTATTTCTTTCTTTCTATTCTTATAAACCACTTGAATGGCCGCTTGGCCAAGCATCTTGTAGTCTGTCACTATCTTTCTTACATCAGTGGCATTTAAAAGGCTCTTCATTTGAGCAAACATAAGAGGCTTCTCCTTAGAGTCGGTAGCCTCAAGACCTCTACCGTAAATCATATCAGAAATACCATTGATACATCTACTATTGGTCGGGCTTCCTAAATACCTCTCAATTAACTCACCAAAATAGTTGTTATCTTCACCATACTCGACATAAGCATTTCTGCTCTTCTCGACTATTTTAGGCACTTCGTACCCGGTTAGACTTACTACTTTTACATTCTTCATACCATTATATATTGTTGACTACTGTCACCAGAATCGCTTTCTGTGTACTTCCCGTCATTTATAGTATATACTGAGTTCGACAAATAAGAGTCGGTGCAATAAGCTTTATCTCTAAACAATAGCGTTGACCCATCGAAAATCTCGTAATTGTAAATACTGTTATCTGATAAAATACTGAAGGTGCAATCTAGGTCAATAAAGTTACCATTAACGGTAGACGATAAACCAGTCAAAGTCTCTGACTTGTTGGTGCCATCTTCTGTTATCTTAAGGGACAACCCAGTCTGAGCTGTGTTAACCCTAGGCAAAACTTTTATTGTTTGAGCATCCGTATTCGGAAGTAGTCTTATCATACTAATATAACTAAAAAAAGGCTTCGCTGTTTTATATAAAAAAAGGGGCCATATAGGCCCCTCCTTATCATCAGGTAAAAACCTATGCTGGATCTCTCTGAGTAGTTTCACTAGCAGTAGCTGAAGACATTCCCGCAAATGGGTCTGCATCAGTTGCTCCGTCTACAAAATTAGGTAGAGTTGTTTCGTTGGCTGTTAAAGTCAACGTATATCCATTTAGATCTCCCATCGCTGTCCCGGTAACGGCAGTACCTCCAGTAACTTCCGCTCCGTGCTCTCTTCCAACCAATAGAAGCTTATTGTCGAATGTCTGTACGAAAACGTGAGGTCTTCCGTAAGTCATAAGCTTAAGCTCTTTGTTGTCCTCCTTAGTCATCTTATGAAGAGTAAGGTTTGTCACTTGCTCAAAGAATGTTGTCCCATTCTCAATAGAGCTGTTTATATTTGATTCCAGAGAAGAATTACCCTTGACATCATAAGTGCTATAGCTAAAAGTACCACTCATATCTGTGATTTCATCATTTGATCCAACCGTTACAGTCCCTAGATCGCCAAAATCAACAAAATGCACTTTTACTACGCCACCTACAGCATCTTTACACGGTTTTTTTCTTCCCCCGGTTAAATCACAAGCCATATTTTTATAGTATTAAAAAAGGGTAGGCAGGCTCAAGGCTCACCTACCCTCTTATATTAAACAATTATTCTTATGCGTACAATACGATGTCTCCGCCAATAGCGTGCTGGATTCCAGCAGTAAATCTGACAACGACTCTCACATTCTGACTTCCATCGATGTCAGCCATATCAATGACTTTTACTTCGTTAGTGTCAGACAACAAACCAGTTCCAAAGAACAAGTTTGACTTCTCAGCAGCTACCATTTTGTCGCTACCCATTCCGCTTGCAAGCTCTACGTTGATGCCATCAAAAGTTAAAGCACCTCCGTTGAACCACTGAGTTCCTTTAGAATCTGTACCAGCAGCACCTACGTTGCTAGCAAATCCACCCAAAGCTCTTACATAAGCTCTGTATACATTAGGAGCAGCATAGATAGTCAAATCCTCAGCACCGTAAACAGTAGAAGGAATAGCATCTACTACAGCTCCGATTTGACCGATTACGTTAGAAGAAGTAACAGTTGTAGCAGTTACGTCATTAACGTCACCATCAGCACCTAGAGTAGTTTCGAATCCGTCAAACTGACCTTCTGTGGCGTTAGTACCAGCCCAGATGTTAGTTTCGATTCTTTGCGCTACTTTAGAAGAAACGTGTGCAAGTAAGAAATCAGAAAAGCTAGAAGGTAGATCAGAATAAGCTGAATACCCCATAGAAATTGCTTCCCAGTCAGAGATAAAATCTTTCTTACAAAGTTGTAGGTTAACTTGAAACTCTTCTGGTTGAAGAATTCTTTCAGTCAATGTCAAAGTAGAAGTAGCAGTAAAGTCGCAAGTGCCATTCTTAACGATATCGTCAGAAGCCACCTTCTTCATTACTTCTTTGTACTTTACATTAGGCTTGATCGTGATCAACTCTTTTGAAAGAGTAGATCCGCTTAGTAAAGCAGCAGAGATATACTTCCCTGCAAACTCACCAGCATAAGTAGTAGTAATTGATGTAGTTGTTGCCATTTTTGTGTTTATTTATTAAATTTGCTCATATTGTTTAATACTCTATCCAGGGTAGTCTGAGTTCTTCTTTGAGCAAAAAGATTCATTTCTACTTCTGGCTTTGCTTCTGGGGTGTGAACCATAGGCTCAACCTCATTTTCTACAGCGGCTAGTTCTTCCTTAGGAACTTCACTGTTGTACTTTTCAGAGGTAGATTTGATTTCACCCATAAGGCTTTCAACCATAGCTTTTAGTTCAGCAAATTCCTCTTTAGAGACGTAAGAAGCTTCTGTGGCTTCTTCCTCAGCCTCAACGGCTTGCTCTTCCTCTAGTTGATCACCTTCAGATAATACAACTTCCTCTCCTTCTGGAGACTCGTCTACTTTCTCTACCACTTCTTCAGTAGCAGAAAGCTCCTCTTGGGTCACTTCTTGATCTTCAATTTCTTGAGAACCGAGAAGAACCTCTTTTAGTTTTTCTACAATTTCTGTCGCTTTCATAGTTTAAAATATATTAATATTACCAATTTTTAATATGCTTGTTGTATTTTTAAGGAGTTGAGGTTATAGATGTAATAACTCCGCTAGTTACGATAAAGGTATATCCTATGTATGTATAGTATCCGTCAGGCTGATATAGATCGGTGTATGTAAAATCAACACCGAACTCTCCAGTAGATAGTCCGCCAATTTTATATATACCCATACCCACTTCAGGAATATTAATTAAAGTATCGTCACTGTTGTATGCGGATATGTAGTAAGTAACACTCTGTGGAGTGTCAGTACCACTAGGGCCTAGATAAGATCCTGATCTATTTGCTTGGCCTAGCAATCCGTGACGGCAACTGCTATCATACGTTGCAGATTGTTTTGTGTATGTAGGACTATCCGTTCTTCCAGAAACAACAGTAGGCGTGGACGTACTATAAAACGTGCTACTTATATTATCTATACCTTTTATGCCTCTAATTTCATAGGTGTTCCCAAAGCCATCACCAACACTATAGGTAGTGTATGTAGTGGATTGTTGAGTATCTATGTTATAAGTTTTGGTGCAAGGCTGTTGTTCTGTATTCTGATTTCCTGAAATAATTTGTCCTACGTTCAAAAACCCAGCAGGTACAGTCACCGAAATAGTACAGCTCCTAGAAGTAGGGGCAGTTACCAAGTCGTAATATTCCAGACCAAATATTGTACCTGGTTGTCCTGTTGAGGTTACAGACCCAGTATAAACAACCGTCATAGGAAGAGAATTTCCTGCATACTTAGCTATTGGAGCTGTAATATGAGCTAGGCCAGGATATGTTTGCTCGTCATCCTGTTGTCCCGCTTGAGATACAGAGAAGACCGTTGTAAATACAATGTCACTAAATAAGAAGTTTCTCTGTGGAGGTTGTGTTGCTGTAGTCGTGCACGATAATGTATTGCCTTCGTTGAAGTACCCAGAAGGAACAGTAACATCTACAGTTAAAGTCCTCAGCGTTTCTGTAGATACAGGAGTGAATGACGCTGGACTCGTGCCAGATATTGTACCAATATCAGTAGTTGGAACCGTTATGATCCCATCCGAAGCAACAGCGAAACCACTAAGCGTTATATCAGCGCACGATAAAGTAGGACTCAACGGCTGTGTGGCCGTTGTAGTACAGTTAAGTGTCGCTCCAGCGTTAAAGTATTCCGCAGGAACAGTAATGTCTACATTTAAAGTTCTTACAGTGCTCACGTCTACTATTGCAAATGAAGCTGGACTTGTACTAGATATTGTACCAATATCAGTGCTTGGAAGTGTGATGGTTCCGTTTTGAGCTACTTCAAAGCCGCTAAGGGTTATATCTGAGCAAGACAAGGTTGATGCGGCTGGCTGTGTTGCTGTGGTTGTACAAGTGATTGTACTGCCTGTATTTGTATATCCCGAAGGAACTATTATTACTACGCTTAATGTTCTTGAAGTATCCACCCCAACAAGATCAAAATTAGATGGAGAAGTGGATTGTATAGTACCTGCGTTTGTGGTAGGAATAGTTATTACTCCCTGATCGCTAACAGAGAATCCACTTAGAGTTAAGTCCGAACAACTAAAATCTTCGTCAGCAAAAATGCCTCCTCCAGAAAGAGGTCCTATGCCCTGGTTAATCAGTTCGCCATCACAGCACTTCCTTGAATATGTTCTGCCATCTTTACATAAACACGCTCTTCTTGACCCTCTTGGACTTGAATAACTTCCTCTTTTGCTTCTCATTAGCTTAAACTACCGTTTTGTGTTCTTTGTATGAAGTATATAATATCCCAAACAGAAGATCCGTTTCCTATTGATGTTATCTTTAGTTGCACACCGTCTTGCACGAATGTAGAATCTGTGTAATATTGCATCACCATACTTTCTTGATGCTCGACATTATTCCCTTTGGGAAACGCTAAAGTTCCAGACACTCTTGATATCTGACCAGACCCCTCAAGGTTATATTCTAAGTAAGTTTGATTTGCGTTTGGTGCTGAGGCTTTAAATGCTAGAGTAAATATGTATACGTCATTTTCGTTCACCCCTAATATCTTTTGCGTTGAAGAGTCATAGAAAGCGATGCTTGAATGACTCCTAACTATGTTACCAGCATTATTAGGAACAACGACTTCCGCGTCTTGAGTTAATGACAACTTATTGGAAGATGTATATATTGTGTCATCATACCTAGCCCACCCTAATTGCGTGGTTCCTCCTTGAGGATACACCACTACATTAGACCCATTATGGCCCATATAGAGCGCATCAGTAGTATGCAGCATTGCACCATTCTCAATATTCACATTATCCACCTCAGATTGATCTGTATGATGGACGTGAACTTTATATGATGTGTTTTTAGTTGTTGCCATTACTTGCTAGACTTGTGTTTCTCGCAAGGCATATACCAAGTATCGCCTTCGTAATCGTGGGTGTGATATCCTTCACACCCTATATCTTTAGCTGCTTCTTCTGCCTCTTCCTGTGTGGAATATGCGGCTCTTCCGTCTATAATTGTTGCAGAAGCTTCTATTGCGTTTAGTCCTTTGAGTTTAGAAGTAACCCAAGTTAGCATACTTTTGCCTCCCCATAGTAAATAAGAAATGGTTCCGCAAGCTTCTGAGTTGCTAGAGTCGTAATATGTTTCTGCTCTAGATAAATAACTGTAGATCCTCTTGAGAGTAGGTAATGTAAATTTAGTACTTCCCTTTGCGATTTGTTGTCCTCTAACTTTTCCCACCTGGGTAGCACAACGATTTCCAACTTTCTCATTTAGTTCTATACCTCTTTTAGCGTTGTTGACAGCAGACTTTGGATATCCTCCATAAGATTCTAGATCTACCTCCTCAGAAAGCTCTGAGAGGGCTTCTAACAGTTCGTATTCTGCATTTAGTTCCTCAACGCATTCATCACAAAAAGACTCCGGTAAAGTATCCTTAGGGCCCTCATCAGCATTATCTGCAAAGTAGCCTTCAATAGAGAATCCGTGGACCTCTCCATCTTTAACCTTTTTCCAGACATCATCATTATACACCTTCATAGAAACCATCCAGGTTCCTACCGGTACATCAAATCCATATTTCCTAGACTTATCTTTCTTCTCGTCCTCTACTAGCCAGCTTTCTACGACAGTCATACCGTCAAGCTTTTCATTGTGCTCTAATGTAGAATTTGATTGATAGCCTCTCTTAAGGAAAAGCTCTGAAGCTTTTCTTACAGTGTCTACAGAGAAGTAAATGTAGTAATCTCCATCTTCTCCCCTTCTTAGTATCTTCTTGTCTGGGACTAAAGCTGCTCCCATTAGTATACGCTTCTCACCGTCTACTTCAGCAAGCATAACTGACTCTTTTTTGAGCGCAATGAAGTCTTCTTCTATAGCTGGGTTTTCTACTACCGAGATAGCTTCTATCCCGCTAAATTCGTTTTCTTCGTCTATAATGAGTTCTATTACCTTCTCCATACTATTATAACTATTTGTTTTGACTATTGTTTTATTATCCTATAGAGGCTGTTTGTGCAATCTTATTTTCCAATTGTTGAGCGCTAGTTACTTCGTGAGCTAATACATAAGTGTGTATAGGTTGATTTCTAGCTTCGGCTATGCTTCTTCCTATTTGGTTTACATCAGATTGGCCTACTACGTTGAATACTGGGGCTTGAGATGATCCAGCTCCTGCACCACCAGCATCTTGCCCTGGTGCTGTGCCTGAGTTGAGAGACCTTAAAGCAGCTGCAGTTGAAGCAATCAAAGCTCCTTGTGTAGCAATAGCACCAACCAGCCTTGCAGGCCCAGGAATAAGTGATTTATCTTTAACAAACCAACTTTCCCATATACCTATACTAGCGGCAGCGGCAGAGGCTATAATAGATAATCTCGCCAAGCCTTTGTTTTGTTCGTTTAATTGTGCCGCTTTATTCAAAAAGTCCGCAAGTCCTCCAATCATATAATTATAGTGATTAAATTTCTCTTGTCTTTCTATAACATCATACTTCTCGTTTATGGCAGCTTCTGCTAACTTAAATTCTTTTGTTTCGTACAAAATCGCATCAAACTTATCTCTTAATGCAGCCAACTCTTTTTCTCTACTATCTGGAGTCAAACCTAAAGTTTTCTCAATTAAAGAGGCTTTTCCTTTATTTAATAAGTAAGTATCTACAGCATCATCTACATCATCTATATATTCAGGAAGGTTACTATCTAGCCACTTCATAAACTCTTCATCGTCTTTAGCTCTTTTATCCGCATTTACTCCAAAAAAGTCTAGCGCACTAGGGTCTTCATCAATTATTTTACCAGTCAGTTCTTTGTATTTCTCAACATTAGAGGTATTTAGCTTTATTCCAACACCAAGTTCTCTCTCTTGTATAATTTGCTTTTCTTTCAACGCGACTATCTCTTGGTTTATACGGGTAGCCTTTGTTTCGTTTTTTAAAGCCTGTTGTGAATCCTTTTCATCTGCTGAATTTAGCTTTGATAATTCTTTTTCCTTCTCAGCTATTTGGCTCCTAATCTCTAAAATATCCTTAAAATAAGTTACAGTTTCATTTAAAGTATCATTACTTAACATCCCTTTAGCCTCTAGGTTTTTTAGAAGTAAATCCAACTCTTTAAATTCCTTTCTTAATACCTCTACCCTGTCAGAATCTAATTTTAACCCTTCGAATCTAGCGGCAGCCAAGAACTTAAAGCTTTCAGCTTGTCTTTGTATTGAGTTGGAAAATCTATCAGCGGCTGTGGCCCCCTTTTCATTTTCCATAGCAAATTTTTCCATAAGCGTAATGACGACTTGAAAGGCTAAAATTATTCCTAAAGGTCCCATTAATTGTTTACCCAATCCTTTTAATGCTGAAGTAACGCCTGCTATACCTCCTTCTTCTTGTTTTCCTACGAGGGTTATAAACAATGTAGATAATTGAGAAAGGTTGTTTGCCATACCTCGTATTCCGTAGTTGGAATCAGATATAGCTCGCCCAAATTCAGTAAGTGTTGCCCCTGCAAGGCCAGCATTAGAAACCGTATTATTCAGTCCAGTATTAGATTTGCCTAATTCAGCTTGTTGTTTCTTAAGATCAGCACTAACCTTGTTTACAGCATTGTCTAAACTAACAAAGGATTTGGTCAGGCCATCGACTTTAACCTTACCTTTATCGTTAATCTCAAAAGTAAATTGTATTCTATTGTCGGACATATTTTCTACGTTTAACTGTTTCTCTCATTTCTTTAAATGTCTCTGGAGCCTTATGACTTCCCTTTGCAAACTGAATTAATTCGTTTGCATCATAATAGTCCATAAGCTGTAAACCTTCTATAACTTGCTTTATCATAATTTATCCTGTTATTGACTGACTTAGATCTGCCTTAATTACTGTATTATCAACTGTTATTCCGTCAAATGAAACGTTGTAAGACAAGTCTTTTAGGTTGTCTCCAAACACCTCTTCTTTAGTCTCATTAAGTATTTCTAGCGTTGTTTTATTTATTAGTTCAAAGTTAGTTTTACCGCTGAGCAAGTCTGTAGTCATTTTGTTGATCAGATACTCAGTATCATATATTATGATGGTATCATTTAATTGTATCTCCCGTATTTTTTGTTCTGGGAGTATAGCCTTGAACTTGAATAGCCGTCTATCTATATCAAAAATGTTACTTATATAGCTAGAATAATATGTCTCATAAAGTGTTTTTGTGAATGGAACTTGATCATACTCATTTACTTCTGCATAGAAATTTAAGTTCTGTATATTAACAGCAGTCTTTCCTGCCGTTTGCGATACAAGATCAATGCTATTCGAGGGAATGTAGTATGTAAATAAATTTGTTGAGGTAGCTCCTGTCACAACCTCTATTGTGTTTGTTGATGAAGCAACGGGCTGTAATATGTTGTATAACAGCAGCGGCTTCCCTACAATACTATTTTGATCATCATTGACACTATACCCCCACTGAATTGAGGTTAAATTAGAAGGGTCAGGATCATCTTGATCAGACAATCTATTGAATTTGTGATGTTCAAAGGGAAGGGTAACTTCATATTTATCTCCTATATTTAAAAGAGTATTACCATCCGAGTCTTCATCTGGATAAGCTTCAGTGCCCCAAGTTTTTCCTCCAATCTGTTCGTGTTGAGATGCGAATATAGTATCTAGACCGTCATACTTAAACTCCACCTCAGAAAAAGGCAATGCAGATTCCACAGTAGAATCTGTAGTGTCTATATACCTTGTTATATCTATAGGGTCCCCTGAACTGCTGTAAAAGTCATCTAAAGGAATTATTTTCATTTCCCCTGACGCACCTTCAGTGACGGTTAAGTTAAACATCTTAAATAACCCCGCAAGAAAGTCAATTATTTTTATATTGTTAGGAATCAATGTAGTTCCATCCAATTCAAAAGTACTTGATATCGTAGTGCTTCCAGTGTAACTGATAACCCTGGTTGCTGTGATTGTGCCGAAAAGACTTATATCGGCAGGCTTATTCTTCTTTATCTTGAACTCAAACCCGTAATTTCCTGCCGAAGCAGATTCTAAGTAGAACGTATAGAAATATCCTTTAGGAAGCTCTTCTCTAGGTTTTCCCTCGATGTCAGAACCCATCATATTTAGGGGATGTGTATTTCCCTGCAATCCATCAAATCTTCTATACTCTTTATTATTCTTTTTTAATATAAAATTATATGTTGCCGTTGGAGATGGTGGTGTTATTTTAACGTCTATAAAGAAATCTACAGGACCAGCAATGTGTGTTGACATTGGTATATACTGTTGACTAGTGCCTAAAGCCTCTGGACTGTTAGACTTCATCCCAGATTCGCTACTACCAACGGCCGCAGTGAAGCTTGTTACTTGCTGCTGAGGTAAATCTAAGGATATCTGACCTTTCTCCCGATTAAGCCACATAAAAAGTTCATAGTATGGGTAGGAGGGGTCTGAAGTATTAGTAGGTACTGTGAAGAAGTCATTGCTAAACGATATGCTAGAATACTGTTCCTCTATGGCCTTTATTATTGTATGAACTCTTATAGCTGGCTTTAAATCTCTATAGTCAACGCCCTTTTGATTGTTGTGAGGGTATAGGTTATAATCTTTTGTGTTGTCCACTGAATCATAAACCAATCTCTCTGTTGACGTTATAAGAGGCACCAGAAGGCTATCTGCATAGGTTGTACTTCCAATAGTCACGTCTTGAGCAAGGTTCATCAAGCTGGTGATATTTGAAGCTGTATAAGGCACCTTAATACTAGCTAAAGGTGATAAAGTGTCTAATGTCTTATCCCCAAGAGTCTCTGCAAGTTTAACGGCATCACCAAAGAATATTAAAGTATATGAATAAGGTTTGTTGCCTCTCATATTTGCAGACTGTAATTGTATTCTACCCTTCTTGAATAGGTTGTAGTTCAAATGCAACTGAGCCTCCACTCTTTTTCTTATGTCAAAAGGAAATCCAGAACTAGCTGGAAAATCCCTCCAAACATTAGGATTGTAAAAGTGCTTAAATATCTGATTATTCTTCTTACTAGCCGGAACAGTAAATGTCCTAGAAAACTCAGTAAATACTTTAGATATATCTCTGATGTCCTGCTTAGACTGAACTAGCTCTATACTCTCAAAGTCAAAGAACTCAACCTGGTCATAGCTAGAAGCTTCAGTAATATATAATTGAGCTGAGATCATTATCTAACAGAATTTATCGTTTCAGATGCAAAGTCAAATTGAACGGTATAGTTAATTGTTTTGTTATTTACGCTAGTAGCATACTGTAATTGTTTTGTTGTAGGAATGGCCGCCAACACATTCCCTTCGTAAGTAATCCAAGAATCTTCAGACAGTAGTAGTTCCTCTATCGTTTGATTAAAGTCTTCATTGACAAATCCGGTGTTGAGGACAAGTCTAGTCATCCCCTTGACATCGTATCTTTGCATTTGAGATTCTTTAGTATCATAAGAAGCAGAAGAACTTATAATGTTCTTCTGAAACCTAGCATCCGTCACCTCTAGACTTTCTGTAGACTTCTTAAAGAAATACATAGTTTGTATTACTCCAAATTTATTTATAAATTGGCATTTAATTGGCGCGAACTTAGGCTCACAAACTGGTATCAGGTTTATGCTTTTTAATAGTGTAGTTTGGCCATCATTATATACGTTTATAGTGTATGGGGAATTGTTGGTGTTTGGCGCAAAAGTTACATACTTAACGGCACTTGCAGCAGTATTGTCAAAGTCTGCTGCTAGGTCCACTGTAGTAGGCGTTCCATTTACAGTGTATGTAATTTCTATATCATCTTCCGTAAAGAAAGGGATGTCTATAGATGTCCCTTCTGGAGTATAAACATAGTCAGATGATACAAGTGCGTGCCTGCTAAGTTCGGGCTGTACCCCATCTTTAAAATATCCATACCCATCAAATGCTAAAAAGTATTCTGTTGCCATATTTTATGTTATTGTAGATTCTACTTGAATCCATTTTATGTAACTCTTGTTATTATTAAAAGGTGTTGCTATTGTTTTGTCTAAGTGCTCTCTTACTATGTCAGATATTTCAAATATTACATAATCATCTCCAGGAAGAGGCTCTTTTTCTATTGTTGTTATTTTAGTGCCTTTGTCTGTTGTCTTTGTTCCAGAGTATACATATATATCTATCGAAGTCTTAACCATACTCGATTGAGTATACTTAAGGTAAAAAGGACTTCGTACGTTTGCTTTTACTTCTGGCATTATAACAAGGTGCTTTGTATGTATATTCTCATTTTAACTTAATGTATCTGTTGTACAGGCTTGATTTAAATCTATGTAACTTACACCACTTCCTGAAATTGTTGGAACTCCAAAGGTATAAGGGTCCGCAGGATAAACACAAATGTCAATTGTACTGCTTGTTGGTATTGTGTAAGCGATGCTTTGCTGACCATCACAAGATGTGTAACTTAATGAACCAGTTTCTGTGGAACTGCTGTTGGTTACTCTGTATGTTTTACAATATGCAGTAGCAGCAGATGGTTGATCTGCGGTTAATACACATAATGCATTATTATTTCCTGACTCATAAAATCCGCTAGGGATATTAATATTCACTCTAACAGTTCTTGTAATTGGACTGCCCGTAGTATTTGCGTTGTAGCTAGGTGGTGTTGTTTCACTGCCAAAATTGTCCACGTCTACAAAATTAAAGGAATTTATATCTTGTGTGCCAGATGACGATGTTGGTTTTGTTATTGTCCCGTCTTGGGCCACCGCAAATCCAGTTATATCTGTACAGTCAGGTACAAAATCCGATATTATGGTATCTTCTAATTGGACCCATTTAACATAATCTATATTGCTGTTTAATGGTGTTGTGACGTTAGGTTTTAAATAGTCTCTAACAATGTCAGCAAGATTAAATGTCACATAATTATTACCAGATAGCGGATATTTTCTTAATTTATACTTTACAGTTCCTTTGTCTGTAGTTTTAGTCCCAGAGTAAATGTATATAGACAGCTCTACAAACCTTAGGTTTGTGGCTGTATATTTCCTAAAGAAGGGGCTTCTTACGTTTATCTTAGTTGACATTCTTGCTGGTTGAGTTTTTAAGATGTTCTTCTACGTCTTTAATATATGCTGCTGATGAATCTGTAATTAGCGCATTCAGTACCCTAAGGGCGGCCTTGTATGATATGTTTTCTCCTTCAAAGCCATCTCTTCCTATTGCCCTAGCAATTGTTTTAGCAGACTCAATAGTTTTCTCCCCACGGAAACTACTTTTACTGTCCATCCATTTTTTTATACTTATATAACTTGGAGCCCTTAATCCAGGTTTCCTGCCGCTATGTAAAGTGGCAAAAACTTTATTACCTCCTACGGCAAGGCCAATTGATTGCGGACCCTCGAATACACTAAAAGATACACTTCTTGCTGTTTTACCAGTAACCGTTCTATCGGTTTCTATCATATATTCTGCTATAGCCTCTTGTATCTTTGGGCCATAAGTCTCCATTACCACTCTGAGGTTGTTTCTATTCACAAGTGCTGAAGTTATCGTTAGGCATTTGTACAGATAGCGTTATTCCCCAGCCAGCTAATTCATTCTCAAAACGATCCTGGAAAGGCTCAGCAGTGACTTCTCCAGTTATCTGGAGATCACTGTTCTCTAATAGTGTACCTCTTCTTAAATGGCTCTGTAGGTCGTTTACAACAGCAAGCTGAGTGTTTAATATATCTTGCAAGTTATCATTACCATAAAATGAATCGTAAGTATTCTCGTTCTTATTCTTGTCGACAATATCCATAGACAATACACTAATGTCTGCTGTCATAACGTAGTCACTAAAGACTACGTTTCCTATGCTTATATGTGATAATGGAAATATAGTTGTCTTAGTTAAGTCAACCTCCATTACATCACCAAAAGTTACCGTATTGGTAATATTGTTAGCTCTTAGCCTGTCTTTAATTTTGTCTAGTAAGTCGTATACTTCTTTCATCTTATTTTCTTGATAGCCGCAGCTTCTAATTGGTTCTTCTCTTTCTCAAACTCAAGCCAACTTAAGGCTTGCGTGACTTTAAGTTTTGTAACTTCTTCAAACTTGAGGAGGTCTCCCTGAGCGATTGCATAAATTGATTGATACCAACCCCATTTTCGTCCAAAGCTTGCCTCAGCTCCGAGTCCTCCCGTTGAATCTCCTTCTTCAAATAGCCCGTCAAATAGATTGACAGTTCTTTCCCTAAACGATAAAAAAAAACCACAGCCCCCAGTGCTATATCAATAGGCATATCTTTCATTACCTCTGAGTACTTATCTGAGCTTTCGTAGTCTTCTATAAGATACATTCCCTTCTTCTCGAAAGTAACCGGTCTATACAATACAGCCATAGCTTTATGCATATCAGTCCAATCAGATATATAGGTGTCTAAGTCAACAAACTCTCCTAAAGAGATACTATCTAGCTTGGGTATAAACCCAAACTCTACCTCATCACCATTTGGGTCCTTTAAGGAGAACCTGCTTATCATAGGAGTGTCCGCTTTAAACAACTCATTAAGGTGGTTTATTACAAAGTTGAAGTCAGTAAGCTTCATATTGTAGGCCTCCTTTAGAGTCAGCCCACAAAAGACCTCCAGCATCTTAAGATTAAGAAACTCTGGGTCTTCAGCTTCCTTGTTGTCCTCAGATAGCTTATAGAACTTTTGATATTCTGAAAGCTTAATTCCTCTTAGCGACTTAGGGATGTCTATCTTTAACTGCTTCATACTAATATAACCAATATTTGGTGTCGGTGTACCATAAGCAGACCAAAACAAAAGATGAAAAAATTAGTTATATTAATATAGAATTGGAATTTTGGGAGTCACAAACGAACAAAAATGAAAATTCGATATCCTTGCTGGGTATTAATAAAGAGGCTTAGGGTAACTATACTTTTATCTGAAAGTCTATTCCTCTTTTCTGAATCGGTTGATTTTATTAAACTGGATATACTATAACCGACCAATCTCGTTTTACGTTGATTTTATTAAACTGAACATACTATAACCGATTAAGCCCGTTTTACGTTCTTTTCCTGAGAGGGCCGCAAATCTCTAGCGGGGGGTAGGGTCCCGCTCATATGTTTAAGGCCCTTAGAAGCCCTCTGAGGGGCTCCTAGGCCTATGTTTTCGTTTGGTTGATTAGTTTTAAGGGCTGAGTATACCCAAAAAAAAAGCCCGGTTAAAAACCAGGCTCTTATAAATTTATTGATATTTTATTTTTGTTCTATGTCGGGAAGTCCGTAGTCGTTTAAACTTATTGACATATCCAAATAAAACCCGCACGCGCTGCATAAAAAATTGTCCGGATCATTAACGTGGCCGCAGCAGCTGCAATCTTTGTCTATATTCATTTTGTTAGGTTTATAAAGTCCTTTTGGTTAATCTGTGTTTTAAAGTTTGTTTCATTGGTTAAATAATAACTATCTTTTGTTTCTAATATCTTGACTGCTGTATTAATTGGGTACAGCCTTTTAATATCCCGCGCGTATTGGCGCGCGTGTTCAAACTGTTGCTTTGATTTGCTCATTTTGTTTTATGTTTAGTTTATTAGAATTAATTACAAAGCCGGTCGAGTCGGTCCGGGCCTTTTTTCCCTTAGCCCTTAGGCCCAATATGACCCCGCTATGGTTTAACATTATTAAATCGCTGGTGTCCCCGTCCACAACTTTAAAACCTTTGTAGGTGGCCGGCAATTGATCCGAGAAAACCGCGGAAACATTAGCCCCGAAGCTTAAGGCCTCCAGGGCTTCGGCTTCATTATCCTCAGCCCTGGAAAAAGTTAATACATAATTAGGCGCATTGATATACTTTTTAATCTTTCCTAAAATCTTACTGTAGTCATAGAAAATTGAAACCGGGGCCAGGTCGGCAATATCTAAGCCCGCGTATTTTTTCAATAGATATATAAAATCCTGGTCGCTGGTCCCGTTTAATCTAAATGCTATTTGTTCCCCTTTCTTTTTAGCTTTGGCAGTTTCTTTGACAATTTCCCCGGCCAGCTTTTTAATAAATAAAGCTTTATTATATATATAAAAGTTTGTTTTATTTATGCGCGCATTTTGGACGCTATTAAAAGCCCCGCGCCCGGCGTTATATAAGCAAGCCGCCGCGCACCCTTTGGAAGCCATTGGGCAAAGGTTAATCTTTGCGGCGTTTTGTGTGTGTGGTGCCAGGTATAAAATAAAGGTTTTAATTTCGTTCTTTGCTGTCTTAGCGTTGGTGTGGCCCGGGCTCAATAGCCGGGCCGGTATCTTATAATTTTTCATTGTTATATGTTTAATAGTTTAGACTCTAAAAAGGATTCGATAAAGCCAGGGGGCAAATCAAAACTTTGCCCGTCCTTTATTATTGTGGCTTCTATTATTTCGGCCTCATTGGCCCCGGGGGTTTCATTGTCCCCAGCCCAATCGGTTAATAGTAAGGTATAGTCTAGTTGATAGCCGTCACCAATAAAGGTTTCGTATTGTTTTCTAGTTTTCATATCTTATTTATAAAGTTTGTCAATTGGTTAATATTATTAATGCGCTGGTCCATTTCGCCGCCGTCCGACCAAGGGTCGCGAAAAAAAGTATATTCGACCCCGTCAATTTTTGCCGATATAATGCGCTCGAATTTAATTGTACGATATTCTTTTTTTTTGGTGTTGAATAGGTTAATATTTTGAACAGCTTCCAAGTTATATTTAAGCTTTCCGCCCTTTAGATATTTAGTTACCCCTTTGCGAAATACACCCCGGCCCAATGTTTGATTGGCCCTGGTGTAAGTAAGCGAGAAAAACCGCCCGCTTTTAATTTTGTTTTTTAGTTCTGTAAAGTTTAAAGTTTTCATAATAGTTAAAGTTTATTGATTAATAAAATAATTAATAAAGTGGCCGGCGATATAAAAACCGAAAGCGAACAAGTAAAGGTTTGTAATTAGTTTCATTGTGTAAATGTTTATGTTGATTAAATGTTGATAAGACAAATGTAATAAAAAAAAGCTTACATACAACAAATAAAAATAAAAATCAAGACGCTGAGCAAAAAAAAGTTTTTTTATCCTGGTAAACTTTGCAAAGTGAATAGGGTCCAGGTTTTAGCCTGGCCCCCTAGCTATTAATTAAGGTACGGGCGCACACGTACAAAAATATATTGACTTATGCAAATCAATACCTTATCAATAATGAATCTAAATAAGGCCCAAGCGGCCCGCGCGGGGGGTACTGCGTTTAAGGGGGTACTGCGTTTAAGAGCCTGGATCCTGGCTCCTGGGCCTACTGCGTTTAAGAATTTCGGGGCCACTGCGTTTAAGAATCTACCCCTACTGCGTTTAAGAATTTATCGAATCACATAAGTGCCGCGCTTGGCATTGATCTCTGCAAACTGAAGAGCATATCTCATTGCATCGATACAGTGATTCCACTTGTCTATTGGCCGCTCATTGCGAGCGTGCCATACATAATTATTCAGCTCCTTGATTATATTCTCTGACTTAGCATCGACTATAAGTTCGTAGTCTTGCATCAGGGCTATCCCTGAAAGGATAGACCCTTTGCCTTTCTTGGTTCCTTTTACATTACAGCCATAAACCTCCCTGAGCTCCTGGATCATCCTAGGCTCATTGTTGTCTGTTATAATTATAGAGTCTAAGGCGTGCCTTATATTCCTTTCGCCTATTTCCTTTGTAGATAGCCCAGGCTTGACAAAACACTCCTGGACCCACATAATCCTATGTTCAGTGTCTATAGAGCATCTGACGAGCGTTGTGGGGTCTGTAGAGAATCCGTAATCTTGTCCGTATACAATCTGATGGTAATCTTTGAATTGGCCAGTTCTCCAGTTGGTGATCACTACACCTTCAGCCTTGTCAATCCACCCACCCATTATCTGGTGCAGATACTTCCTTGGGTTCTTCTTACGCATCATCTCTACCTGATCAACAAAAGAATTAGATAGATTGTCTTTGTTGTCCATATAGCTAGTGTGAATGTATGTTACGTTATCCTTCCATACATTCGACCCAGCTTCTACTCTTTTGGCTGCAAAGAACCTCTGGTATATCCAATGCTCCTTTGTGGTTGGGTTGAGTATTAGTATACATCTATTCTGTTTGTTCTTCTCTCTGACTGATTGGTCTATCTTATCAAAGCTGTCTTCGTCTATAAGCTCTTCTGCTTCATCCAACACAAAGGTTGTAATACCTTGTAAGGACTTAAGCGCAGCGGTTTGATTACCGCTGCTGGTCTTGATACCTTTAAATATTATTGAGCTTCCGGTGGCTGTGTTTAGGATCTCATCCTTAGTTATCCTAAAATGTTTAGCGATACCGAACAGCTCAAGCTTCTCCAGGAACTCTGGTATAATAGAAGTAGCAGCAGAGACCATAGTATACCTAGCGAACAGAATCTTATGACCCTTCTCCATTGTAAGGAAAGCTAGGAAGGTATTTACTGCAAAGGACTTACCAGATCCCCTACCACCCGTCACTACAAAGTAACGGGTGTCATTTCCTAAAGCCTGGTATTTATCGTGAAGTTGAGGTGCTGCCACTAGATTCTCTTGGATTAAGAACCCCTCTTGGGGATAATTTAGCTGGCTTTACATAATAGCCTAGTATTGGATTCACAAGGTAATTCCAAAAGTCCTTTGGAAAGTCCTTTGGATCATTGATCTGTCTCTTCTTGTTCATCTTGTTCTGGTGTTATATCTATTGTGTTATCTATCTCAGGGGCCTGCTGAGTTCCAGCAAATATGTTTGTGATGGGTATATCTAGCTTTTGACCTCCGCTAGTATAGTCTACACTTTCTGTAGGCTTACCATACTTATATTCAAAGAGTAATTTCATATGGGCGAAAGAGGACTTGGCTTGCTTCGCTAACTCGGCCCAGGCCTCTTCTTCAGAACCAAAGACCTCCTTCATTGCATTCAGAGCATAGATACCCACTCTATCCTTCTTAGCTTCATTAATAGCAGCAGGAGTAGCGTTAACCTTATTGGCTAAGAAATGCTTATCTCCCTTCTTCCTACCATTGTTCCTACGACCATCATTCTTCTTAATGTACTTAAACTCTTTCGGCTTTCTACCCATACCAATATAACTGATTATCTATCAACGTGTTTTAATGAATGTTAACCAAGTATTAGTCCTAGTCGTCCTGTGACCAATTAAAGGCTCATATTCGGTTAGAGTCAATACATCTTTTACTTTAATCCTACTCTCTGCCCATTTAAAAATGAGGACTCCTTTATCTTCCAACACCCTAAAGCATTCGCTAAAGCCTTTTCTTAAATCACTCTGCCAATCACTAGAGAGGCTTCCATACTTTTTATACATAATGGAAGTTTCATTAAAATGAGCGTGAGGCGGATCGAATATAACCATCTTAAAAGAACCATCTTCAAATGGTATGTCAGTAAAATCAGAAACTATGTCTGGATTTATTACTATATGCTGTTTATTTCTATCATAATTCAATTTATGATCTTCCTTTCTTTTGTCAAGATATATAGCATTTGGGTGATTTTTATTGAACCAAAAGGTTTTTCCCCCGCAGCATACATCAAGTATAAATTTATTTTTCATTAGCGTGTTTATCATAAAAGAAATTATACAGCTCCCAAGTCTTATTGGCCACACCTATATCAGTGTATACCTTCTTAGACTTTTCCTTTTGAACTCCCCTCTGGACAATAACATAAAATTCAGTGCAACGACCAAAGCATTTCCCAGCAGGGATAGGATATATTTTATATCCGTTATCTATACACCAGGAAGCCTTCTTCTGGCTGACTATCGAGTAGTCTATCTTCTCTTTTGGTTTTCTTTTTGTGGCCAAAGTTTAGTCTATAAATAACATTACTAATAAAACTATCACTCCAAGCAAGAACACTAATGCAATTATATCAAACATTATACTTTCTATAATATACTGTTAGTTCTTCTCCCTTCTTTATTGGTTTAATTGCATACAGAGTACTTTCTATAAAATCACTCTTTAATCCAGTATCACAATCTACAGCAGTAGCTTTCCAATCGTGTATAAAGCAGTTAGGTGTTGAGCTATGGTTTAAAAAGCCACCCAAAGGTGTCCTAAATAATTCTTCATAGTAAGGCGTATTAGGAAGTTCAATGTGTGTATATCCTAATTCATACCCTGCTTCTATATTTTGTGTCGCAAACACTCCAAGACCTTCTATCTTACTTTTCTTTATGGTAACTTCTTCTGGTAATGGCTTATACATATTGCTTAGTTATAAGGTTTCTATGTTCATTCAGTAGGGTTCTATGCTCGACCAGTAGGTCGGCATACTTATTCCGATAATACTTCTCCGGGTTAAGGTCCCGCTCTCTGGTCTTAGTGCATTTAGCTATAAGCTTATTGAGTTTGTCATATACCTCATACAAATTAATTTCATACTCGACAATCACGTCATCAAATATTTTGATTCCGTGAAGTACCGTTGCGTGATCTCTACCTACAGACATACCTATCTCACTAAGCGAGCAGAACGTATGCTGTCTGCATAGTTTAAAGTATACAGCTCTAGCATATACTCTAGCTCTTAATCTACTAGGATGGCTTAAGTCTAAGTCAAGTTCCCTTTCGACAAGCTCTTTTATTTCTCTAACTTTCATATATATCTTTTTGTTTTTCTAGTTCTAATTCCACTCTATTAACTTCCAATTGTATTTCTTTTATAGTACACTTGTCTGCCTTCTCTAATGCTTTCTTTACACCAGCACAAGCTTCGTATAACTCTAAAGATTCAAAGTCCTTCATTTGGACTGATATCTCTTGATAGGTAACGCCCATCAGTAAATCAACCAAAGCAAGATAGTAATAGTTCAAAACCTCAAAGTCGTACTCTTCTTTAGTCATTATACAGTTCCGTGTATATACCTATTAAATATAACAGACTCTATTTCTTTGTCAGACTTTCCTAAGAAGTCTTCCTTATATCTGTCCGTACAAATGCGCACTTTCTCTTCTCCAGACTCGAAGCACTCTTCGGAGGCTTCGTATACTCCAATTCTACCAGTAACCTTTTCTACAACTAAGAAAGTAAATCTCTCTACATTAAATAGCTCTCTGTATATATATGGTTGCATATCATAATTGTATTTGCTTTTATATCTAGGATTCCAATTGTCTAATGATGCGGCAGTCTTTAGGTCTACTATATGATTGTTTTTTAAGTAGTCAGCCTTCCCCCTAAAAGGTATCCCATTTATAAGCCCTATAGATGGCACTTCCTCTAGACCTCCCTGTAATAAGCTAGAAGCATATTCACACCTGTCTAGAGACTTCTTTTTCAATGCCCTCATAAAATAGAAGTGCTTTAGCAACACAACTTCCTTATCGGATTCTTCAGCACGCTCCTTAAAGGCTTTAGTCTGAGACTGAGCATCAAAAAACTCATACCGCTGTTCAAGATTCTCTGGTTCTAAAGTAAGCATATGAAAAATACTCCCCTGCAACAAAGCATCAGTTTGTTTGCTTTTTGTTGTTAAAGACTGGTAGTATGATATAGAAGACTTTAGCAGCTCTTTACAGGCGGATGAAGATAAAGCCGCTTTGCTTAAGTGACCAAAGTAAAATGGATCCGAATCCATATTGGATATAAGTTCGTCCTTATCCCAGGTTATTCCGTCTAGCAATGTTATTGTATCGTTGCTCATATAATTTTATTTTCAAGCAAGATAATAAACATTTTGTTAACTACGAAATAGATTTAGGTTTTTCTTCGTAATAAGCCTTTAGTAGATATCCGTCTATTGGACTGATGTTGGATATAGATTTATAGATTAACTTGCTAATAGACTTAACATCCTTTCGCTCCGTAGCAGTAGAGTCTGTCCCTAGGTTTGTGTAGAGATCGCGATCAATCTCCAGCAAAGCATCTACTTTCTTCTGAACAGACCAGGTTCTGTAACCTACTATTTTTTGTATTCTGTCTCTAGTATTCATCTCTGTTTCCTTAACTTCTGTATGTATAGAGCTGCATCGAGCAGCTCCTCTTGGAGTTCCCTTAACCATACATAGAATCCATCCGGGTTATCTTGTAAGGTCATCCCATACTCCTTTATCCCACGCTGACTGCGTTTGTCCATAATCTCCTTCACCTCCTCCACAATAGGATCCGTTTTAATCGGATCCCTTCTGGCGGTTGTGTTAGTGTTATACTGTTCTCTGTCTAAAAAATACTTGCTTACTGAATCTCCCATAACTTATAAATATGAATAGCAATGCTTATCGTGAATAGATATATTAGCTACCAGCTTGTCTACCTTTGCTGTGTTCTTAAATTGTGTTGTCTTGTTGTGTTTCTGCACAAACCACTCAGGCTTAATCCTGAGCAGGTTGAAGCAGTAAATCCCTTTTGGGGTTGAGCATATGTACATAGGAACCTCTAGGTTCTCGTGGGCCTTATCTACCATATAGTCGTACTTAGATTTCTCTATAAGTAAAGTATCGTAGTGTGCGCCCCTGCACTTAAGCTCAATCCTATGATTTAAGTGAGCTGAATAACAATCCCACCTGCTCATCTTATCTTCTGACTTAACTAAATCAACATAATTGGAGAGTTTAATTTGGCTGAATAGATCAGCCTCATTATACTCACCAATAGGTTTATCGACTATGTTATCCCAGATATTCATTATATACTGACTCTAACTTATTATAGACCCCGTTGATAAAGCAACTACTACAACCAGACATTTCTCTTTTTTCATTGAAAACCCTATTGTAAATATCTAGAAGCTCCTTTTGTGTTGTGGGGCTTATACTAGAATTAGACTTTGCAAAGAATGCTTTAAGATAATCAAACTCAGGCTCTGTCAAACAGTTGGGCTTCTGATAAGAAAACATCTTGTTCAGCTTTTCCTTACGCTCATCACATCCACAGTCCTTACCATCCGCAAACATCTCCACTACCTTCTTTATTCCGGTAGCCTTAGTAATCTTCTCTACTGTATCACCAAGGCCTTCTGAGGCCTTTTGGTGATTCTTAACCCATTCTTTATAGGCTTTGGTCCTTTTGTCTTTAGGTGCTTCCATAATTATATTTTATCAAAATCTCCGTTTTTAAAATCCTCCCAGTCCTCCAGGAGCTCGTTATTAATCTTTACCTTATAGTTCTTACAACTATTAAATATTGAGGTTAAGGATATGTTTGTTTTGCTAGCGATATCCCTCATAGACATATCGCTTCTGTAATATAAAGCAAACAGCTTCTGGTCATACCAATAGTCCCAATCCTCAACCACCTTCATCAGTTTGTCAAACAGTCTGTCGTGAGCCTCTATAGCCTCCATCTCTTTCACATCGTATGTTACCTGGTTATTTATATGCAGAAAATCTGCCGAGTAATCAGACAGATCTTCTAAATAAACAGTACCATTCTTAGCTTTGTAAGTCCTTGCACTCATCCACATATTCCTTATAGTGGTCCATATGTAGAACCTATTGATTGTGCCAGTATCTTTGTAGTAAACCTTGCTTTCGTCCTTTACATACCTATGCAGCCGAAGATACATCTCCTGGATTAAATCCTCGGCAAGGGAGGGTGGCACTCCCATATTCAACGCCATAGCCAACCAAAGCTCGTGCTTTCTACCAAGATCTTCTAACACTATCCCTGAACAGGTATATAAAGAGCAAAGAACCCAAGCTGGACTCTAATGATATTTATTGTGTCTAAATCTCCTCCTCCTTCTACGTCAATGTCCGTAAGATAATCTAAGCCAAAAGCAAAGCCCATTATCCATTCAAAATCTATCCCCATAACTTATCAAATATTTTTATTGCAACCGTAAAAAATACTACACTCCATATTACGGATACTGTTAAACAAATCATTCTAATTAACGTATTCGTTAAGAATCTCTTCATTTTGTTATAAATTTAACATATTGTTGTTTAATAAACAAATTTTACCTTTATGCAATCAGAATCGCTGTAGTACTTCTTCATTTGTTTTATCTCTACAATGTTTTGATCCTGTTCATAAATGAGTCCCTCCAAAGCATCAAAGAATGCTTTGTTGAGGTTATCCTGTAAGTCTGGCTTTGTTGTTTTAGGTGTCTGACCTATCCTTCTTTTCTTAGGTGTAGCCTTAGGATATGCGTAACTATATTCAATATATTCCACAAAAATTGGTGTTCCCGCTTCTATTATAACGAAATTATCGGGTAACTGTTCCGAAACTAACGTCACAATGTACTTCTGGTAATCAACAATTTTCTTTGGTTTGTACTTAATTCCATTCCTCCCAATCCTAAATGATTGGTGAGGTTGAGCCCTGATGTTGAGCTTAAATATTAGTTCGTTCATAAGTTTATGTAGCTTCCCTCGGCTAAGAGGTCAATTTGTTTATCTATGTAAGGTATTCCATTTTTTATTCTAAAGCTGAATTTGTCGAAGGGCTGACCTCTACTCCTCATACAACTGACTATGGTGATGTCATCATCTTCCTCGTCCACCTTTACTGATATTTGTGTTTCAGTCTTCTTCTCTAAGAACGATCCTAAGTGGCCAGTAGGCTTCATTGAATTGTAATTAGAGTGAATAACAGTAATGATATGTATCTTTAATTCCTTGGTCCATTTCATTAAGTACTGGACAAGTTCATTGCTAGCATTTATATCATTAACATCGTTTATAAGGTCAGCTATTCCGTCTATAATTACCAAACCTAGATTATCCACTTTGTTAATGTGCCAATCTATAAACTCAAGTCTCTCTTGTGGAGTGTATTCTCTTAGAGAGTAGGGCTTGTATGTATCAAGCCCTCCAGCCATTTTATCTATCCGACCAAATACTCTTTGAGCGTGAAACTCTCCTTGCTCAGTATCATAGTGAATAGTCATCTTGCCATCACTATGACCAAGCATTCTTTCAGAATATTGATTAGATCCGGAAATATAAGCACTAGCCATAAGAGAAACCAAGAAAGTCTTACGACTCTTTGGGGGAGCCTGTATGAAGCTAAAATTGCCATATGTACCCACACATATAGGCAAGTCCCTTTCGCCGCCCGTAGACCCCATAGAAATGGCTACAGGAGGATAGTCAACCTCCTTCTTAGGATCCACATAGGCATCCTTAAGAATTTGCTCAAACTTCTTGTTGTGATCTAGCTCTAATTCTTGATATGGCATCTGGCCTTGTGTTATCTTTTATAATACTTTCTACTAATTGTCTGATGAAGCCTTGGTGTTCTTCTACAGAATCCCCATCGGGATTCATAAGAAACAGATCAACTGCTAGGGTCTGCTCCCACATTGACCTATCAGTTCTGATTATCTGTTCTATTTTAGATATAACCCTATGCGTAAAGAAATCTGAGGTGGCTTGGCTATCGCCAATCCTTAGGCTGAACACCTGAACAAAGGCCCAAGTTGCAAACCTATACAGAAATCTGCTTCTGTACTCTTCAATAGATTCGTTATAATTCAATTCTTTGATAAGCTCGTTTAGAGCTTCTCTATCTCTATTAGAAGGTTTAATGCTGTTTTGTTTTAGCCTATACGTTAAGTGATCTAGGCTTCTGTAAATTTGGTTCATATGTTTTACATTTTAGCTTTATTCAAAATATACCACAAAGTCCCCCCGCTACTTATCCCAAACTTATCTTTAGTCTTATTATATGAATTGCCAGAAGCCTTGTAAAAGTCCCTAACCTCTTTAGTGTTATATTTCTTGGTTTTAGCGGAAGCTTTTCTTGCTTGAGCGACACGGTCTTCTTTAGGTCTATCCATCATATTTTCCTTGTGTGTTCCTAAAGCAATATTGTCTTCTGAGTTATTTTTATTATTACCATCTAAGTGGCGAACCAGTATACCTTTACTATAAATAGCATTACCGTACTTTTGATAAGCTTGAAGTCTGTGAGCATATATTATAATATACTTTCCTTTCTTTTTAGTCCCAACCCTTATATATCCTTGCGTGTCTGAGTTGGTTATAACTTGGCCTCTTAGACCATACATAGTGCCTTCAGGGGTTACTGTATACCCTTTATCGTGAGCAAATTTTTCGTTTCTACTAAAAGTTTCTTTGTTATGTGATATCATAGTTTATTTGGTTTAGCAAAAAAAAGGGAAGACTTTCGACTTCCCTCTTCTTCTAACATTAATAATTAAAAATCAAGATCACCGGTTTCAATTTCGGCTTTCTTCTCCTGCTTGTCTGCTACGTTAATAGCACCATCAGTCCAAACAACCTTACCGTTACCGATAAAGCTTCTGTCTTCCTTAGCATCTCTCTGCTCTTTGGTTTGTTCCGCCCATACAGAGACATTCTTTCCGTACTCATTAGTGTTGTCGTAAATCTTAACAGTAACATTTTTATACTTACCGTCTTTACCTTTTAATCCTAGTGATAGTAGTGCACTCATAGTTTATTTATTTAATTAGTGATTTAAGATCTTTCAATAGATCGTTATTAATAGTATACTTTTGCATAACAGCAGCAACGTTGCCCCCTCCATCAAGGTAAGATACTACCTTTTTATATTCAGGGGAGCCTTTGATTAAGGCTGGTTTGCCTGGACTAGACTTGCTGTGATTATTTGTAGCGTCAGCATCTTTAGTATCGTCTATAAGTAATAAGTTCCCTATAGCATACTTTTTAGCGTAGCTAGAAGCAGCTCCAGTTCTCTGGGGCTGTTGCATCCCTTTAGCATCAAAGTCTATAATCGCCTGGGCGTTAGACTCAATCTGCATACTAGGGTCTTTAGCATCAATAAGTTTAGCGGTAGACTCAATAAATAAGACTCCTCCAACTTCTTTAATCTCATCAGTCATCTTAAGCACAGCTTCGTGCTTCATAGCTAATGGTTTAACAGCCTCCAAGATGTCCTCGGCAGATCTGTAATTGTACTTCCCAAAGGCATTCCTTTGGTTCTTAGGAGCCTTAAGCTCCGTTTGAATCATCAATAGTTTTTGTGTAATATTCATAAATTAGTATTTAGTAATTTCTCTTAATACAACTTCCTTGTATTCTTTAGGGCATTCCTCATCACAAAGCTCAACAACATAAGATATCAATCTATCTATCTCATCCTGCTTTTCTGCATTGTATTTGGTTAGTGCCTCAATCCTCGCCTTGTAGTAATCGGTCTGATTGTAAAATGGTCTAAGTGTGTTCTTCATATCAGTTAATTTTTGTGCAAGTTATAAAAAATAATTAACTAAACAAATAATTAACAAAAAAAAGAGAGCTGTATTTCTACAGCCCTCTCAACCAAATTAACTAAAACAATTTACAAATGAAAAACAATTAATAATGTTTGAACGGAACAAATGTATATTATTTTTTTAATATAACCAAAACATATTTGGCTTTTGATCATCATTATCTACATATATGGTCTTCTGGTCCCTAGACACAGCTATTCGACTAAAACCTACCTCCATCAAGGAAGCTATCATCTTATATCGCTTCTTAGCATTGTCACAACGTATTATCGCAGCCTTACCTATAAGGTGGCTGCTTACACTAGAGTCTTCCCACCGTCTGTTTTGGAACTTAGTCCTGTAACCAGACACTATTAAGAATTGCAGCTTGCACAAATGTGCTGCTGCGTCTATCATAGCAAGAAATTCTCTATCCATATACTTCTCGGCAGACCCCGGTTGATCGGGACTGTCAAACTCTGTAATAAGAAAGTGTCTTAATTCCATACTGCAATATAATATTTTTTTATACATTTGCAAAACGTAGCAGTAGATCTACGTTAAAAGCTACCAAACTTCAATAGAGATATTGTTGGATCAGATAGCATTGAAAGTTTGTTTTTCTAGGGGGCTTTTTCTTTTCTTTCTTTTTCTTTTACCCTTTTCTTTTTCTTTGTTTTCTTTTAATTATACACAAAAAAAGGACTGTCCCAGTGTCCCAACCTTAGGGTATGGGACAGTGGGACATTACTGTGTTTAACAAAGTAGTCTATCTACCCTGACCTCGATACTTCTTAGTGTAGTTCTTAGAGCTTTTTAGCACGCTAGTCTTAGACTTAGCGTGCGTGCCAGGTCGCTTAACTCTTTTCTTCTTCTGGAATGTAGTTTCTGCTTTACGGGCCATTACTGATGCATCTTGTTACCAAACACCTTCTCGACTCCGCGGCTGCCAAAATAGCCACCAATTACAATAGTTAATAAGCCTGTAATAGAGTCTAGTGGATAACCTAAGTACCACCCGACAACATAACTGATAGTTAAAAACACTAATGTAAGTGGCCGCACATTTTGTGCGAGCCACCCACTTCTGCTGTCAGCAACCCATCTACGGGTCACTCCGTCCATCTCAGCTCTCTCTAGTCGCAGTTTCTCTAGTGCTATGTCCTTATCCTCAGCACTCATATCAGAACCTCCTATAATCGCCTCTATGACACTCCCAACAGGAGTGTCTTGTGCTATTGCTCCGACAACCTTAGGTATCTTTTGTAGTAGGAAAGAACCTACTGCTGTATCTTTAAACTTCTTCTTAGTCTTTGACATTTAATAAAGTATCACCTACTGTTGCACTAATATGTCCAAATAACATTTGCGTCTTTGTGGTCATCCGAATCGACGTGGATGAAAGTGTTGGCAATACCAAACCTGGTGAACCCTGCATTAATAAGGGCTTCAAGTATAAGCCATCTTTCTCTCGAACCCTGTATTGCGATATCAACTGCTTTTCCCACAATATGGCTTGAGTTCGGTCTTCCTCCAACTTTTTCGTTATGTTCGATAGTCCGATATCCGGAGTTAATCTTAAAGGGAATCCCTGCAACGTGACGTGCGTGGTCGAGCATTTTAAGGAAGTCAGAATCCATATACTCCCCAGAATGAGGAACATCTGGAGACGCAAATTCTTCATATGAAAAGTATTTTAAGCTCATTTCTTACATTTACAATTTTTGTCATCACAATCCATAGCCTTGTTAAGCAGTAACCTATCAATAGTATCGTCTTGGACCTTAATAAGCATATTCTCTAGCATATCCTTAGCCTGTACAAGCATCTCAATCTTCATCTCTAAGTTACTAATCTTCTTCTTAGCTGCCTCAAGGTCATCCGGGTTTCTACCCGTGATGGACGCAATAACCATAGCGATACTTGCAGCTATCATACCAATCAAGGTATTGACTATTTGCGCATTATCACTAGGTATTGTATACTTAGTGAGATAGTATAAAATCAGTACTACTAAAAAGAAGACAATCAGACTACCTACATAGTGTCTGATGTCTTTTGCTACTCCATTAGTTGGCATCTTCATTTTATTAAAGCTCTATAAATTTGTATTATAGTAAATGTTAAAGTGGCTCCCATTACAAGCATCTTTAGCACCTCGTTTACTTCACTAACGCTAAATGCTAATGCCATTAAATTGCCAAAGTATAGTCCAAATATCTTCAAATCTTCCATTATCTTAATTTGTAAAACAACCAAGCCTTTTTATCTCTTGGTTTACATACTACCATAGTTTC